ATGAAGATGAGCCGATTATAAATCAATTACCAAAAAAAATGTCTTATGAAGAATGTGCTAGAATGTTAAATGGTATTGGTTTAAATTCTGTTCCTTGTTGGATAAGACCTGTTAAAACTCTATCAAATGGACAAAGAGCAAGAGCCGAAGCAGTTTATTTAATGACTAAATCAGACGATATTGTTTTTATAGATGAATGGACATCAGTTGTGGATAGAACTGTTGCCAAAGCTATGTCATTATGTTTATATAAATACGCTAAACGTAATAATAAAAAAATAATATTGTGTTCTTGTCATCAAGATGTTTTAGAGTGGTTACATCCTGATTGGATGATTGATTGTAACAAACAAAAATTTACACTTCCAAAGTCGGAAGATTTTTTTTTTACAAAACGGGAACAACTCAAATTTGAAATTAAAGAAATTGACAGAACAAGTTGGAAATACTTTAGCAAGTATCATTATTTAAATGAACGATTGCCGGGCGGTAAAATATATTTATATGGTTTATTTCATAATAACAATCAAATAGGTTTTCAATGTTTTGCTAATTATACACCACACAAAAAAGGAACTAAAATTATTTATCATTCAAATAGAACTGTAATACATCCAGATTATACTGGAATGGGATTAGGAATAAAATTAATAAATGAAACAAGTAAATTATTATCTAAAAAAATAACTTGTCGCATAATGGCAAAATTTAGTTCTGCACCAGTTTATAAAGCAATGATAAAACAAGAATGTTGGAAATATTTAGGTTTTAAAAGAACAATGGGAAAATTGACTATTGGACGTAATATGTTAAGAAAAAAAGGATTTAGAGAAAAAGGAGTTAAGACGTATAATTTTGAATATAAACAATAATGGCAAACGAAGAAAATATAAAAAAGCATCAATTTAAAAAAGGACAAAGCGGTAATCCATTAGGCAGACCAGTTGGAGCATTTAGCAGAAGCAGTATAGCAAAACGATGGTTAGAAACATTAGAGAAATCTAAAAACCCGATAACTGGTTTGTATGAAGATTTAACTCAGGAAGATATAATGACACTAGCAGTTTTAAAAAAAGCAAGGCAAGGTGATGTCAGAGCATATGATGCTTTAATGAACTCAGTTTATGGTAAACCAAAAGAAAGTAAAGACATTACTGTTAATGAAGAACCACGCTTATTTCCAAACTTAACTTACGATGATATCTAAAGCATTTATTTTAATTATTGTTTGGGAAGCTCTTAAATACATTACTTATAAATATATGAGCAAATTTTAATGGAATGGGCGCACACAAAAGCAGTCAAGAAATTATCATTACTTAAAAGCAGAACAAAGATTGTAAGAGGTGGAACGAGTGCTGGTAAAACATTTGCTATACTATCATTGTTAATTGATTATGCAATAGCTACACCCTATTCAGAAATTAGTGTAGTTACTGACACCATACCAGCGTTAAGGCGTGGTGCATTAAAAGACTTTCTAAACATACTTAAGACAACGGGTATATATAAACCCCACAACTATAATAAAAGCTCCTTAAAATACGAATTTAGTAATGGTAGTTACATAGAGTTTTTTTCAACTGATAGTCCAGATAAATTACGAGGGGCTCGTAGGCATTGTTTATTTGTTAACGAGTGTAACAATGTAACGTTTGAAGCATATCAACAATTAGCAATAAGAACCAGCAGAGATATTTGGCTAGACTACAATCCAGCTACTTTATTTTGGGTAGATAAAGAATTAATAAATCAACCTAACACTGATTTTATTACTCTGACTTATAAAGACAATGATGTATTGCCACAAACTATTATTGATGAATTAGAAAAAAACAGGGAAAAAGCAAAGACTTCAACTTATTGGGCAAACTGGTGGAAAGTTTACGGACTTGGGCAAATAGGAAGTTTAGAGGGTGCTTGTATTCCAGCGTGGAAAGAAATTGAAATAGTTCCAAATGAAGCACGATTAATGGGTTATGGAATGGACTTTGGCTACAGCGTAGACAGTACATCAATTGTAGCATTATATAAATACAATGACAGTTACATATTTGATGAAGTATTATACAGGAATAAAATGCTTAATAGTGATATATCCAACTTTATTTTAAACAACAATTTAATGGGTTATATATATGCTGATTCAGCAGAGCCAAAGTCAATAGCAGAATTACGTAGTTATGGACACGACATATTCCCAGTTACTAAAGGCAAAGACTCTATTATATATGGAATTAACTTAATTAACCAAAATGAAGTATTTGTAACAAGAAGAAGTAAAAACCTAAAAAAAGAATTAGAAGGTTATATATGGATGAAAGACAAACAAGGTAACACCCTACAGAAACCAAACTCTATGAATGGCGACCACGCTATTGACGCTGCTCGTTATTGTATTATGATGGTATTAGAAAACCCAAACAGAGGAGAATATTATTTGTATTGATTCTGATATATAATTTAAAACTATTTAACGTCTATATAGTATGAAAGTAAGTATTAACATCCCAACATCATTAAACGATATTACTTTAAACCAATATCAGCAATGGTTGAAAATAGCTGATAAAAAAGAAATGGATAATTTCTTACAGCAAAAGTTGATTGAAATATTTTGCAATATTCCACTAAAAACTGTTACTGCTATTAAAGCAACTGATGCTGATACGATAGTAAATGACATTTTAAAGCTGTTTAAGGAAGAATCTCCTTTTAAGGATAGGTTTACATTAAGTGGTGTTGAATATGGTTTTATACCCGATTTAAATAATATGACATTGGGCGAGTATGTTGACTTAGATAATTTGCTAACTGAATGGGAACAAATGCACATTGCTATGAATGTTTTATTTAGACCAATAACATACAAGAAAAAGAAGAAATATTTAATAGAGGAATATGAAGCTAAAGAAAATGCAAATATGAAACAGATGCCACTTGATATTGTATTTGGAGCAATGACTTTTTTTTTGACTTTAAACAAGGAATTGCAGAAAAATATCCTGAGCTATTTAGCGACACAAACGGAAGTGGAAATCTCTCCGCAACTGCGGGTTTCGCTGTTAAATGGGGTTGGTATCAATCTATCTATTCCTTATGCAATGGGAATATAGAAAGGTTAGATAATGTTACTAAACTAAATATACACACCTGTTTGAACCACTTAGCATTTGAAAAAGACAAATACGAACTAGAAGCGAAAATGCTCAAAAAGAACAAATGACAAGAGACAAATTATTAGATATAATTTTTGAAAACGATTTGGAGAATTTAATAATTGCTCAAGGTTTAGAAGAAGCAACTGTTGCTATAACTACAAATAAAAAACAGTTTGTACTAGATTATTTTAAATGCCTTGATATTCTATTAAAAAAAATGAATATGGACTTTGACACAGCTAAAGACACATTAGACGAATTAACAGAGTTAGACTTTGGAGATAAGACTCCAATATTTATTAAATATTTATGAAAAGTTTTTACAACATATTAGACAGTATTAAAACAGTAGTAACTGCTGAACCATTTAACAACAATATAAGTTTTGGAGATATAAGCGACATTGATTTAAACAAACAAAGCATATTTCCATTAGCACATTTAATGATTAATAATGCTACAATAAACGAAAACCACGTAGCATTTAACGTAACATTATTCCTTATGGATATTGTTGATTTTAATAAAGAAGCAGTTAACGATTTATTTCTAGGCAATAACAATATACAGGATGTACTTAACACTCAAATGGCATTAGGCACTAGAATAATTAGAGTGCTACAAAAAAACAGTTTATACAAAGAACAATTTGAATTAAACAATCCCCCAAGCTGTGAACCATTTACAGAAAGGTTTGAAAACAGTTTGGCAGGATGGGCAATAACTTTTGATATTAATACAACTGATGAAATGACATATTGCTAATGAGTGAATTTAAAAGAGCCATAGAAGATTATGCTAAGTATGTTGTTCAACAATCTAGAAGCCGATTAAGTAAAGCTGGTAAAAATAAAGGTTCGCTTTATAAAAGTTTAAGCTACATAATTTTACAAAACAGAGGTGCTACAGGAAGGTTTGAAAGTGGTTATACAGTTACATTTGATATGGAAGACTACGGGAAGTTTGTTGACAAAGGAGTTAAAGGTAGTTTAAGCAGTAGCAAGGGAAACCAACAAGCACAATCGCCTTATCAATTTGGAAATAGAACTGCTTTAATAGGCAAACAAAATGGGGGTATGTCTGGTATTATGCGCAAGTGGTTAGAAAAAAGAAAAATCAGATGGCGAGATAAAGTTACAGGAAGATTTATGAGTTATAAAAGTATGAGTTATTTAATTGCTCGTAGCATTTATACAAGAGGAATAAAACCAACTTTATTTTTTACAAAACCATTTGAATCAGGTGTTAGAAGGTTTGGCGACAATATTGTTGTTGCTTACGGAAATGAAATATTAAAAAAATTAGTTAAAAAATGAGTACAATAATTAGAACAAGAAGCCCTTTTTTTATAAGAACACCACAAGTAACGGGTTCAACCAATATAGCAAATTTAAGTTACTTTCAAATTACTATTGGCATATTTGATGGCTCAAGTGTTTCTACACCTTGTGATGATTTATCAGTTTCATATCAATTACAAAAGAAACCATTAGGAGCAGAAGTTTCTGTAACTGTAGACATTAGTGAAATAGTAAACGACCAGATAGAACAAATATTTAATGGCTCTTATTCTGCATCTTCTGATAAAGCTTCTGTATGGGTAACAGTAAGCACATCAGCAAGAGAATCAGATGGCACTTTAATAGGTTCAGTAACATCAAACACTTATTTAGCGCAAGAAGGTTATAACAAATTTAAAGATAATGTAAACTACGCAGTAGAACCAACCGCAATGATAAGTGGTACTTATTTACAGTATGATTTAAATGGCACATTAACAATACCTGTAAATGCAGAAAGAGTCACTTCTGTTCAATGGCGCACAGGTGCGACTGTTAATGAAACAGATTCATTTAATGATAATGGTAATTCAAATCAAAAAATACAATATGCTCAATACACAAGTACTACATCAATAGATAATGCTTTAGTTACTTATGATAGTGGTG